CTAGGAAAAGGTGAAGCAGGGGCTTATGCTGCAGGTCTAGGTAGTGGTATGCTTATAGAAGGCTTGGCAGGAATGGCGGGTATGAAAACTAGAGCACAGAAGAAACAAGAAGATGTGCAGGGTATCTTGTCTAAATATTCTACTGCTGACCAAAACGACCCTCAAGTTTTATTCTCTCTATCACAAGATTTTATACAAGCAGGCTACCCTCAACTGTCACAGTCATTTGCTGAGAGAGCTAGAACGCTATCAGACACTCTAGCAGACAACAGAGTAAATCAACAGAAAGCAGATACAGAGGCTAAGAAGGCTGAGAATGCGGCTCTTGGAATGAAAGAAGGAGAGACTAAATACTTTCCTGCCGGAGCAGAAAATCCGGGCAAAGAGAAAATGATGATTGTTAAAGACGGTAAGTGGGTAGATTTTAAAGACCCTACTACTGGTGAAGTTCTTATGAAAGACCAGTTTAAGAAAGATAAGCCGTCTACATTTGAAGAGAAAAAAGCGTACATCTTAAGTCTAAAAGATAAGATAGACCCTCAGACTGGAAAGGTATATACGCAAACTACTTTAGATTCTATGGTTAATCTACTATTAAGTCCAGACGGTGTTAATATTGATTTTGGAGCTCAGGATTCTTTTGAGGCTGAACTAGGAAAACTATTAGCTAAAGAGCAGAATGAAGAAATTAAGATTGCTAGACTAAATAGAGATTCTTTTGAGAAGACTAATAATGTTCTTAAAACACTAAACCTAAGAGACAAAGATGGAAATAGGAAAGTAAATGTAGGTTTCTTTGCTACTATGAAGCAAGGGTTTGATAAAGTATTTGCTTCATTTGGAAGTCAAGAAGCTATGGAAGATGCTACAGGTACAGAAATGCTTGAGGCTCTTTTAGGTAGTGATGTCTTCCCATTAATTAAATCCTTAGGGATTGGTGCTAGGGGTTTAGATACTCCTGCAGAAAGAGAATTCCTACAGAAAGTAATGACAGGTACAATTAAAATGGAAGGTGATGCCTTAGAGCAATTAACTAGGATGAGGCAGAAGTATAGTGCGATGGCAATAGACGAGTATAATAGAAGAGTTACAGAGGCAGATGAAGATGGTCTTACTTATTACTCTAGGTACGAATCAGCCCAAGGAAGAAAGCTACAAGTAATAGAAGTTCCTAAGTTAGTTAGACCTAAAGAAAGAATATATACTGTTGATGATGGTAAAGGTGGAACTATGGAACAGAAATTTCCTACAAGAAGACCTCTTTTAGACGATAACGGAGAGCCTACTGGAGATTTAGTATATCAATATAGACCTAATGGTCCTCTGTATGACTCAAGAGGTAGGGACATTACATCTCAATTCCCAGAAGCAGAAGACGCACTTGAATTTGTGGAGGCAAACTAGAATGGCACAGTTAGGAGATATATTACAAGACGAGGAGATTACTCAGGTACAAACTCAGTCAAGATTAGGACCTGTTATTAATGACCCTATAGACCCTAATGTAGAAGGAGCTGAAGAGATTCCGGGCTACATACAACAAGTTACTGATAGCTATGCTAAAAGACAAGAAGAAGTTAATCAGAGTATTCAAGACTGGAAAGCAGGTAAGATGGATACAAATACTGGTATAGAGTGGTTAGACAGTCTAGCAGGAGACGCTCAGTTTAAAATACAGGGGATAGGTAAAGGAGTAGCAGGACCAGTTCTAGATACTGCGGGTGTCTTAGCAGGTGCGGCTATAGATGGTATTTCTTTTATGATTCCTGATGCTGTAGAAGACCCAATTAAACAGCAACTTGCATATGCTTGGGAATGGACTATGAATACTGAGGGCGGTCAAGAAGCTAAAGAAGCCCTCAACAAAGGAACAGAGGCTTATAGCAAATGGAAAGAAGAGAACCCACAATTAGCTAAAACATTTGAATCTGTTGTAAATGTAGGTCTTGTACTAGCACCTGTTAAAGGAGCTAAGGGAAAACCTAGAACAGTATTTGCAGGTCCAGTAGAAGGTCCTCAGTTAAATCCTAAACAAAACACCCTGCAAAGAATAGCTTCTAGTTCTGTTAAAGCAGGAGCTACACAAGCAAAGAACGAAAGGTTTGAAGATATAAGAGCTCTACTAGCACCTGCAATTACTAAAGAGAACATTACGCAGAGAACACTTGATGGAGAATCGGCTTTAGTTCCGGCTACAAAATTTAAAGACGCTACTTTAAAACCATCTTCTACAGATATTCCTGTAATAGAGCATATAGCCTCTTTAAAAAACATAGACCCAAAGAAAGGAGCTACTGACGCTATAGTAAAAATTAACAACTTAAACAATAAATTTGATAATGAAATAGCTAAAATATTGTCTAGAAAAGATATTGCAGGTAAGAAAGTAAATATAGCTTCTTTAAATGGGAGAGTAAACTATGCCTTAAATCAAGCTATACAAACTCCTGCTATGCAGTCAATAAAAGAATTAGACAATATGGTTGTAAAATATAAAAAATTGCTTGATGGGTATATAAAAAAGAACGGGAATAGTCCTGCAGGTATTCATCAAAGCAGAATAGATTTCGATAGGTATATGAAAAATGAAACAGGGGGTCAGGCATTTGATGTAACAAATCCCGGAGTTAGGACTGCAATTGTAAAGGCTGTCAGAGACCAGTTAAATAGAAGTGTAGATGAATTAGTTCCTTTGAACTCTGTTAGCAAAAGAAGAACGCAACAAAACCTTAATTATAGAGCTTTAGATATGTTAGCTCCAAAAGGTGCTAAAGAAATAGATAAAGCAATAACACAGACAAGTCAAAACTTACTTAAGCAAACTCGAAACGCCAGAACTATAGCAGGAGTTACTACTACTTTAGGTGCGGGTTATTTGGGGTTTCAGCAATTAGGAAAAGATATGCTGACTGTTTTAGCTTTAGCAGGAGGAGTTACAATTGCAGGAATAGGTGCTAGGCATTTATACAAAGGTGCTATGTCTTCAACAGCTAAAAATAATTTTGGAAAGTTTATATCACAAATTGATAGAGGTATAGCAAGAACCAAAAATCCTGATATGAGATTAAGCCTTAAGAGAAACAAAGCGTACATAGTCTCTCTAATGAATATGCCTACAGACAATAACGAGGAAGAACAATGAACCCTAACTTAGCAGGACTATTTACTAATGTTATAAGAAAAGGCTCTAGAATGGTAGACGGTACATTAGAGTTTGTACAGAATAAACTCGATTATGATAAATCCGATGTAGATAACAAAGTTAAAGCTATTATGAATTTAGTAGACAGTGAAGGAAACAAGGTGTATCCTAATGCTGATAAAGATTTGTTATCTCACTACTTCGCTACGCAGAACCTAAAATACAACGTAGGAGGTCCTTTAGCTTTAGCTGTAGGTGTAGGCAAAGAAATTGGAGATAGCCAGAGAGTGCCTTACTTCAATCCAGAAGAAGGTTATTTTAAAGGTAGCACCGGTTTCTCTGTAGATGACTTAGGTGCTAATGTTGCGGGAGGTACGGGTATGTCCTTTGATGAGGCATATCAGAGAGGATTGTTTACACATACTGAGACCGTACCACAGAATCAAGACTGGTCTAAATCGTCTCAATACGGATACGGTCAAGGTAAATTAGGTGAGGTAATAAATAAATTTAGTGATTAGTACGTTCTTCAAAAGATAATAGACAATCATCTATATGTAGATAACCAACTTCTTTGTCTATCCATTGACTCCCTTGGAACTCAGTTTTCTCAGGGAGTTTTTTTATGTGCCATTTAAAATCATATCCCTCTTCTTCTGCTTCTAGATTAGCAGGGTCAAAGATATAAATAGTATGACTGCCGGGTTTGTTAGGCATAGATACTGCGTACCAAAACTCTAAATCGTTTTCTTCTGCAAATTTTTTGTTCCAATCAAACTTAATCTTTTCAATTAAAGTGTCAGGATAATGTTTCTTCCTACATTTAATCTCTAGCATAATGCCGTGCTCTTTATCAAAAGCATCATACCTAGAGAACTTATCATCCATAGGTTCAAAATTATATTTCATACTGTTTAATGCTTTAATAACTTTGTCTTCATTCATACTATTTTCTCCAGTCGTTCTTCCATAAATCTCTAGGCTGAGTTTTTGTTAAACGTTTAACTTTTAATGAGTGGTATAACTTGGAAGTCCCATCCATACGGACGAGACCCCAAGTGTTTTTATTAGCCTTAGTCTTTGAGCTCATTGACTATGTCTTTGTCAAGTAGCCTCCAAATGATAAGGGCTGCGATTATACCTGCCAATCCCCCATTGCCTAAGGTCCATACTATACCTAAAATAGAACCAATTACATCTCCTGTAAGGAAGGCTACCTTTGGACCGAAGATAATCTGTAATATAATTGATAAGCTAATTAATTTGATACCAACGTCAATCGCACCATCAGCACCGTTCTTTACTTTCTCTAACATATTTTACTCCTATATTAAATGTAAAACATCGGCTATACAAGCCACCCTTTCCTAAGAGCTTCTAGCCACATAACTACATAGACTAGACAACTCGTAGAAACTATTGTCGCTATTGCAAGTGTACAGTGTAAGAACATTTCTATTTTTTCTCTCATAGTTTCCACCCCGCACATAGCGATTCATCTTCTGCTCTGCAAGTTAGTTGTTCATCCTTGTGCATATCAAACTTAGTTTGCAACTCAGAGCATCCCGTTGCAAAAACAAAAACAATTAATAAATATTTCATTCTATATCCCTCTCTTCTTCTACTAAATCAACAAGCTCACATACACTACCAGTACAAGCTAGTGTCTTAGTACCTACTGTAGAGTCAGTAAGTTCATACTCGCTAATCAAATCCCAGTTGACTTGCTTGGGCATAGTCTTAGCTAGTGCATCGTGTGTCTTCTTATCACACTCCTCGTATGGTGCTTGCTGATATGTATGGTCTGAGTGCGGTAGGAAACTAACACCTGATACTTCATCAAAGTGTTTGTATACCCACGCACCTACTTCCATCCACTCGTGTTCCCTAACACTAATAGTTACACTAGGCTTATGCTCACAGTAATGTCTCTGATACTTGAGCCATAACTCTAGTTGTTCTATAGCAGTCCTTTCGTTTCTAGTTATAGCACCATCAGGAGCTTTCATAGGGAAAGAGAATACCTTAACACTATTAGGTTTCATAACATCAGCCTCGCAAGGTATGCCTTGGTCTTCCATAAGTTGTGCTATAGGGTCTTTAGCGTCTGCTCTAACCCTACGGATATAATAATCACTATGTCTAGTATGTATACCACTAGCACTATCAACTAACTGGCTTACCGTACCACTAGGCTTAATAGCAGTAGTAGCAGTAGCTTGTTGAATTCCCAGTAGCTCTGACCAATGCTCATTAGTCTTAACTGTTTCTTTTCTAAGGTCTACTAAAAAGTCAGCTAAACTTCTCTTGCCGTAGTATCCTCTACTGTCATCACTACTACCGTTCATAAAAGCATTATCCATAATACCAGTAAGAGATACACCTAGTAGTGCTTCCTCTTCTGTATTGTGTACCCACTTAGGACGTAAGCGTTTAATGTTAGTTAGTGACGCTTGGAACGTACCCAATATAGTAGCTAGTCTAACCTTACGGAGTATATCCTTCTGCGTGTCTTCCGCTCTTACCACAACCTCAGTAAGATTACAGAACTGACCATCTCTCAGTATGATTTCACTACAAGGATTACAACCAAAGTCGTGGTCTGTGTCACGTCTGCCTATAGATGCTACTTGTTTGATAGCGGCTTCTCTGTTGAAGATACCACGCTCACCTGACTTAGACTCATATAAAGACGTCCACTCTTTCATAAAGATGCCAATATCAGGCTTCTCTGTATAACATACACTATTATTACTTAAAGCCATCTCAGGAGTATCTGACCACCATTGACCACTCTTAGCATTACGCATACGCTCATCAGTAAGATTAGATAGAGAGATAAGGGCTGACCTGCGTACACCACCTACAACTACAACCTCAGCAATCTTACACATCATCCGGTGACATTCGTACGACGTAAGTTTACGTCCCCCTGCTTCTTTAAAGATGTTAGTAGAAAAGTTAAACAAATCAAGTAGAGGTTCAGGACCACTAGCCCTACCACCGAATGTCTGTAGTCTAGCACCTTTAGGTCTCACCTTAGAAAAGTCCCACTTAGGCATCTCACCATCATATAAATAAGTGATAAGTTTACGGAAAGCTGATTGCCATCCTTCTTTGCTATCCTGTACGACAATCACATCCTCTACATCTACCATAGTCTCAGGAACATCAGGTAGTTTATTGACGTGTTGTCTCTCTACGCTGAACCCTACACCAGTACCGTGCATAAGTATAAACAATGTTTCATCAAATGCTTTAGGGTGGTCTACACTAAGATAAGCACAGTTATATCCTGCTATATTATTCTTAGCTAGAGCAGGTCCTGCGGTCATAAGAGCTCTCATACTAGGCATAACTTCTAAGTTACATACCGCATCCTCAAGTATCTTCCTAGTCTTTGGGTCTAGTTTTTCTGTAACTTCTCCTATCTTAGTATTCTCTATAAGGTGTGTTTCCATAAAATCAAAGTAACGTGCTACAGTTTCTTTCCAAGTCTCTCTTCTTTTCTTTTCAGGTAGCCACCTAGCGTATCTGCTTAAGGCTATAAAGTTTTGGTAATCATTTGGTAATTTATTCAATTTATTCATCTCCTTCTAGTGGGTCAATTTCAATGTTTATCATCTTGCTACCATTGTCATCTAAGTAAGTATTATATTTTAGTCTTCCGTTTCTGTGCATAAGTATCGCATCAGTTATCCCTCTATCATAACATTTAGCACCGTGTCTCCATATTAAGATTGCTCCTAATGTAAGAAACGCTAATGCCATCATAATAAAGTTCTCAGTAGGTATCATCAACATCGTCAAACTCCTCCCGTTTGTCTATTAATTTATCCTCGAACTCGTGTAAGATATCTTCTGTTGTTATATCTAATACCTCACACAGAGTACAAGGGTCTATTGCTTCTTGGACTATACGTTCTTTAAGTTCATTAAGAGTTAGAGCCATACTGTCCTCCCTCGTGTTCTATAAGTTTATCTAAGAACCAACGAGCTTTCTTTAGGTCTTCTAAACCGTTTTTAAATCTCCACCTGCAAATGTATTTAGTTATCGAGGCAGTTAGGTAGTCCATATCTTGGTCTAAGATAAAATCTATGACCTCAATATTACCTTGTTTATAATGGTTAGGATTTATTTTATCTTCGTCCATTTCTTTAGTTCCTTAATTTCTTTAGTTGAAAATATTTTGATGTCATACTTCTCACACCATTTCCTGTAAGTAATTTTATTACCCTTGGCTACTTTAGAATCGGGGCGGGGCATCAGAAATATTAACTCCTTGCCTTCAAATCTCATCTGTTCAGCAATTGATTTATACTTCTGTCTATCCCCACTCCGAAAGAACCCTTTAACTTCTATGTGGTACTTACCTTTAACGAAATCAGGCGTATAGTTTTTACGGATAGTATAGGCTATCCTACAAGGTTCATACTTCCATTCCTTACCAAGAGCTTCGGAACATTCTTTCTCTAGCTTACTGCGATACTTTATTGCCATCTCTATCCACCTCTATTACGTTAGGTAAATGTACAACCTGCGTCAAGTAACGAGGTCCATTAGAGTATAAGAATGTTCTTAGGTCTTCACCCCAACAATCGTGCTTATACGCACAGTAGCTACAACCGACAGGTAATTTCATATTTCCTGACTTACCATCGGGTATAACCTCATAACATCTCTCAGGCGGTGTCTCTGATTTAACTATTTTCTTTATATTCTTTATTCTTTCAGGTATAGAGAAAAAGTTTAACTTCGACCAGTACCATTGAGACTCATCAGCCATATCATACTTTAGATATGTAAGATGTCCGTTGGTCTTATCCATAACTAACCAACCAATATCTGTAGTATCCTCAGCGTGAGCATAGCCTTTGATTTGGTCTATATATCCAAAGGGGTCATCATTAACTAATGAGCCATCTTTGAACTTTTTAAAGCCATAAGATGATGCTGATTTAACATCAGTCAGCACACCATCAATCTTACAGTCCATAGAGCCTTTAATACCATCTACTTCTACTTGCTTCTGTTCGTGTGTCACATCGTGACCCGAAAGTTTAGTAAGAGCTAGTACCATCTCTTCAATCAAGTGACCATATAGAAACTTGATTCTTGTATGGGGCAGTAGTTTCTCACCCTCATAGCCATTATAAGAATACCACAACTGTCTATCTTTCTTACCTATGTTAGACATACGGAGCTTACGTCTATCAAACTCGTGCTCTGTGATATTATCTCTTAATATCTGCTTCATATTTTCACCGAAGTCATTTATTACTTGTTCGACAGGCACACCTTCAGGAATATCCTTGGTGTCAATCATACGATATATGTCGCTTACTAGAGTATCTGTACTCATTACTCAGTCTCCTTCGGAATAGTAACATCACTCCAATAATGGTCGCCTCTTACAAAACCTAAGAATTGCATTTCGTGTTGTAAATCATCAAGGTTTCTCATATCACTTAAATATAAATCATTTGTTTCCATCATCATATTACAAGCTCTTCTGAGTTTATTATAACCATCACATAATTTTTCATAATGTTCCATATCTATAGTTATAATTACTCTATCTTTCTTTGTATATTTTACTGTTGTTTTTAGTGCGTTTGTACTCATTTTTGTACCTCCTTGTTATCTCTATGTCCATACTCTTCATAATCATCATTATGAACAGTACAACCTGATGGGTTAATATCACAATTAGGATATGAAAAACAACCTAAATGTGAATCTACCTTTTCTTTTATCTTACTATCTTTTGTAAACCTTGTTATAAAATCGTCTATCCCATTAGACCTATAATGTTTCTTAGGATAGTTATTTTTTACATAAGGATGCCATCTTCCAGTTGTATAATAATAAGCATACCACTTATCTCTCTTTATCCATAACATATAAGCACCTTTTCTAGCTTCATATTCAATACCTTTAGAATTTAAGTACTTCTCGACATACTCTAAAGTTTCATTAGTGTCCCTTCTAAAAATGACTTCACCTTTAGAATTAACTCTATCAAAACGATAGCCACTCTTTAATGAGTCTGTTGCCACGTTTCACCTACCTTATATTCACCGTCCAAAGGACAGTTTAGTTTAAAAGATTTACCTGCTTGAATGATAGACCCTACCGCTAGACCTCCGAAGAAGTCTGCTTGGTCTTCTCTGACCTCGCATTGGAACTCATCGTGCACATTCAGTACGAACTTATAATCTAAGTCATACTGTCTAGCATAAGAGTCCAATAGTACCAACGCTTTCTTCATAATCACCGCACCTGCACTCTGTAGTAGAGTGTTTAGTGCTGAGTGTTGTGAGCGTATGTGTAGCTTACGTCCATCTAATCCAGTAACCCAACCCTTACCGCTTGATTCGGAAACTTTCTCTCGCAGTTGTTTTAGTGCAGGAGTATTATCAAGAAAGTTCTTCTTAAGTATACGCCCACGTTTAGCACCACCTCCTGCTACCTCACCAATCTTAACATCTCCCGCACCATATAGGAACGCATAGATGAAAGTCTTAGCTTGGTCTCTAGTCTGTAGTCCTGCTGACTTCTGATTAGCAGAATGAATGTCACCGTTAAGTATCTCATTAGTGTATTTATCATCATTCATATAGTGTGCTAACATTCTAAGTTCTAGACCACTAGCATCACATCCTACTAACTTATAGTCTTTAGGAACAGTCCACAAGTCTCTACAGTCAGCACCATAGCCACCCTCAAAACCCCAAAGAACCTTTCCGTCTTTTCCGTGCCTAGTCGCAGGGACTTGAGCACAATTAGGATTAGAGTGTGTCATCCTACCAGTCACCGCACCGCAAGGGTTTACTCTTCCGTGTACTCGACCAGTACGCTCATCAATAGCTTCTACCCAACTCTTAACCATAGCAACACGCTTGGTTAGTGTCAAGTAATCTACAATCAATTGTGCTTCAGGTATATTAACAGATTTAAGCACCTTCTCATCTACGATAGGATTGCCCTTCTCAGTAAATGCTTTAGGCTTCCAACCGAAGTGTTGTAGATACTTAGCTATCTGCTGACGAGAGCCTAAGTTGAACTCAGGGTACTCAAAGTATCCCCACTTACAATCTTGAAAGTGTGCACCTTTATCTAACTGTGCCTGATACCTCTTAGAGATACTGCCATCTTTATTCTTCATCTTGTCTTTAGGATGAACTAAGTCTACCCACACAGGCAGAGGTTTAAATCTTTCGTGTACCTCATCCTCTATGTCCAACACTTTCTCTTTCATCTCAGCTAGTAGTTCATAGGCACGTTCTTCATTAAGTATCATACCATTGTCGGTCTGTTGCTTAATAATCTCAGCCGTCGTATGTTCTAAATCAACTGCCTCAGAAAAAGTTAAATGTTTAACAAAATGATTGTAAAGAGCTTTAGTGACTCTCACATCTTGCTGACAATATTCTAACATATCGTGGCTATACTCTTCCCATCCGCCTTGATAGTCATCCTTATAATCACCAAGCCTCTCACCCCACGCTCTTAGAGAGTGCCCACCGTCAAGGCTAGGGTTATATAGTCTAGAAAGAACGAGAGTGTCCCGTAAATTAAAAGACCAATCCATCCCAGTAAGCCTACGCAGAACAGGAACATCAAAATTAATAATGTTGTGTCCAATAAGAGTGTCGACATTCTCTGATGCCAACCATTTTCGAAAAAGTCCATTCGCTTCTCCTCCTATAAAGTTGTATACAGTAGTCTCATCGTTGTCAAGCATTGCACAGATGCAATGTACTCTAGTAGCTTCGAGACCGTCAGTTTCTATATCAAAAAAAGCCTTCATCAATTACCTCCGAAAGTCTTCCCGTCTCACTATTATATTGTAACCTACAAGCCTTACCAGTCAGACCTGAGAACCTATTCTTTATAACTCGTAGTGTTGTTTGATTACGAATGATAGGGTCATCGTCCTGTTGGTTACGCTCTAAGCCTATAACGATGTCAGACAGTTGAGCGATTGCCGCAGAGCCTCTTAACTCAGATAGCGATACTTGTCCGCCCTCTTCGTGTGCTTTACCTTGTGGTCGTCTGAGATGAGAGATAAGGAATAATCCTATGCCCGTCTCTTGAACTATCTTTCTAAGGTTTGTCATAATGGCGTCAATTGCTTTTCTTTCGTCTAGTATACCATCTTGGTCGGAAACTACAATAGATAAATGGTCTAAAACTATCCACTTACAATCAAAAGATTTAGCATAAGTTCTAATCACATTAAGTAGTGAGTCTTCCGACATACTACCAAAGTGGTCATAGAAGTATACATTCTTATCACCTACCGATTTCTGCCATAGAGCCTTTTTATCTTCGGGGCTTAACTCTCTCTCATACTGTGGTATGTGAATAGGTGAGTTAGCTTCGATAGACATCAAACCTTTAACAGTACGCTCGATAGATTCCTCTAAGTGAATGATAGCTAAGTTATCGTCAGTCTTATCAAGTATGTATGCTTCTAACTCCTTAACAACGCTAGTCTTACCCATACCCGAACCACTCGTTATAGTTACCAGTTCCTTAGACCTAAAGCCGTAGGTTAGTTTATTAAGACCTGCCCACGGATAATCAATATTGACGAGGTTCTCATCTTTTAGAAGATGTTCCCAAGTGTCTACACCCTTGACTATTCCCGCAGGTGTGTAAGACTCAGAAGACCACCAAGCATTGGTGAACTCTTTAATCTTGCCATTGATTAGCATCTCACTAGCATCTTTCATAGGCAACTTACAGACCTTGAGCTTACCTACAGATATAATATCCTGTACGTCTTTAACTGCTTGGAAACCTGCTTGGTCTTGGTCGAAACATAAGACCACATTATCAAAGGACTCGATGTACTCTAAGTTATCCTTGACGTCCCTAGCGGCTGAATTAGCCCCGTTCTTTAGTGATACGACCTGCCACTTGCCGTCAAACATTTCGCTCACAGAAAGGGCATCTAGTTCGCCCTCACAGATAGTTAAGTATTTACCTCCTGAACGATTAGCGTTCTGTCCGAATAGACCTGAACCCTTATTAGTTCCAATAATCTGAAACTCTTTAGTTGCGACAGTTCTCTCTTTGTAGCCAATTAAGTTATTGCTATCTTTTGAGTCGTAGTATGGATAGTAGTGTTTGTCTATCTTACCACCTTTGTCGTAGCTTACCGTCACACCAAATTTCTTGGTGATGTCAGAGGAAATCCTTCTATCTTTAATCATAGCCCCACTTGTACCTCGTGGCGTTATACTTTGCATAGAATTATTCTCCATATTAAAATTATTGCTTGTAGTATCAAATGTTAAATTTTTAACAATTTTTTCATAGTGACCACAGGCATTACAATAACCGTGTCCGTCAGAGTAGACTGAAAGGTTATCACCTGCTCTGTCCCCACCTGTATCTCTACAGGCAGGGCAGGGCTTATGCTCTACAAAAGTAGAGGGGTTATGCGAAGAACTCACTTGTCTCTTCGTCGGCAGACTTATAGCCTTCAGTACGCTTCATAACCTTAACCGCAGTCAAGTATGTAGCGACACCGTGTTGGGGATGTTCATTCCCCGCTTTCCAAAGTACCTGTACTTCAGACTCAGCCCCGAAATCGTGTCCGATAGCCTCACCATCTGAAGTCTTCACCATATCAAAGGATAGAGGATATTTAGTGGAGAATTTACGGGCTTTGTAAGACCCGCCATCCTCTGTCTGAATAGTCCTAACCTTGACACCTGCTTTTTCTAGTGCCGTGGCTTCCTTATCATCAATAGCGACAGTAAGTGTGTACTTACCAGTATCCTCACCATTGAATTTTTCTGTACTGTCTAAATAGACGTACTTTGCTATACCTGTAGTTATCATAATTGTTATATCCTAGAGACCTAGAAAAATAAACCTAAGTTAGCGGTCTCAAGAACTAACTTAGGTCTTTAGATTTAACTAAAGTAATAACCATAATGATTATCACTTTAGCTGAATCTATAGTAATATTTTATCATACTTATTAATCAGAGTCAATAGATAAATCTTCTTTATTTATGACCTCATCATCATCTAGCCAAGTATAAGGGTTAGAGTGATACCTACAGACAGAGCATAAGTCAACAAACTTAGACTTATCTGTAGGCTCTCTAGCTTTAGCTTCCCATTCGTTGAGTACAGCATCACAACATTTACATCTCATTTCTGTACTCCATCTAACCACTCGTTATACTCTTTCTGAAATTCAGGAGAGTTTAATATTTGTTGAGTGTTGGTGTACTCGTCTACTTCACCACCTTCCCAGTCATACTCGTCCTTATTAGCATAAGTCCTTTCTACTCCATTAATGTCCGCCATTTACCTGCTCCTCTATAATTTCTAATAATAGTTTAATTTTCTCTTTAAGTCTGTCATTCTCTCTCTTTAACTCTCTGTTAATTCTTAGAGCTTCGTCATTAAAGTTTTTATTGTTATTAGGGTTAGACATCGTTGACCTCCTTTCGTCCTACAGACCAACCGTGTTTCATAGCATACACACGGGCGTCAATTTCTGCCATATTTTCAGCCATACAGTTACCCTCACCATCAGTCACAAAGTAAGTGTATTTCTGCTCTTCGTAAGCCTCAGTAAGGCGTTGCATAAAAGGTTTCTCGTTAATCATTATATAGTTCTCCTTAAAAGTTTACTGTGTGTTCAATCCCTTTGTCATATAGGGCTTTATAGTAGTCAGCTTTACCCTTATAGAATAAAGCTAACTCCATTTTATCATCAAAATCCGCGTCTAGGTGAAGATTTAACATCTTCTTATATTCCGTATAGCAGTCTATTAAGGATACCTCTTTTAGAGGCGTCCAGTTTCTACCTTTATCATTATTCATAGTATTTTTCCTTATATTATTTAAAAGTGAGCCTCTAGGATTCGATTCTAGCGTACTTCTCCTAGTGTAGGAAGGCTATGCCCTTGCTAAAATATAAACTTCAGCTTACGGTGTAGCTTGTGGTCTCTCAGCCGTTGCCGTCTCTTTTTGCGTGAGATTTGAACGGTAATATCCCTATCTTTAACAGGTATTTTAATTATTTTTCTTGATTGTTGCATATAATGCCCCTATTTAGTATTCCACCCGTGGTCATCGTAACCGCTAACCCAGTCGGATTTGTGCTTCAACTGCTCGAGAGTCTTTTTTAAGTCGTCTATCTGCTCTTGCATTTCAATCAAAACTGCAATGTATGTATTAGGCTCTACCGCATATTCATAATTCTCTAGTGATAGCCTACCTCTATCATCAAAAATGTTTCTCCCGAACTCTTCGTTAATATCGAACTTTCTATCTAGTTCTCTATCAAAGTCTCTGATGTCACTTGAATATATACTAATTTCCATTTTATTTATCTCCATATAGTTATTAAATTTAAGGTTCTTACACCCAAAAACCCCCAGTCAAGGGGGTTAGTAGGGCTAGACAATAAAAGTGTCTAGAATTGCATCTGTGGTACTTCGATTCTATCCTCTAAGAGTTCATATACCTCCGACGGTAGGTCGTAGCAATAATTCATATCAACAACCGCCCAGTAAACGTCATTAATATCAATCTTAAAATTACCTGTGCCGCCGTCCTCGCCTAACTCGATATGCTCGAACCAACCCCAAGTATTATCTTTTCTAATCTCACCGTGATAGTGTTCAGTTTCAAATTTAATCATTGTTATTATCTCCTATTTTCATAGTTCTTTTTAATTGTAAAAGGTAATTAGTAAAGAAATTATAAAAGTTATCTATAATTTTCTGTTCTTGTTTCTCTGTAGCGTCTTGCGGGATACTTCCAAACTCTTTTGCTAGTTCGATTTGTTCGTAGTAGTAGCAAGGCAAAGATATACTGCTAGGCTGATTCTGCATATACTCAGCAAGGGCGTTAAATTCGCCTATTTGGGAAACTTTCCACCCATACTCATCATTAAAAACCTTAAAGAAATTTTGTACCTTTAAATAATCGTTAGTTGCTGAAGCGTTTTCAGGGTACGCAATGCAATCAATTAAATATTGTTTGTAGTTGTTTTTCTGTTCTGTAGTTAGTCTCATTTTATTTTTCCTCATATTATTATTATTTGTGGGCTTCTCATCAGTAGCAACCTAGCCCGTGTTGCTAGACGCCCCGCAGGGCGTTTCGATTGTTAATTATAGCAATGATATCATATCATCAAGGGACATACTAGCCTTTTTAATTATCGGCTTAATTTCGGGCTTCTGTGGACTCTCATAGTCACCCTCAATCTGCATTATTTTCATCACTTGATGTCTCCTGCCATTGGTCCAGTCTTGAATCTTTCCACCCTCAACTGCAAGAGCGTGACCGCCACCGCTAACGCCTAATATATATCTTTTCTTTGGGTTTAAATATCTAAGGCAGTTATTGACTGTCATTGTCTCGCCGTTTGTGAATCTGTCTTGAATTGTAAATTCAGTTCTGTCACCACTAAAGCGTGAATTGTGCCTAATTGAATTATAAGTCTTTATTTCCCATCCTCTATCATCTGCTAATTTCCTAACGGCTTTTTGAAAGTTCTTCCACGTCGGACCGCTTCTAAACCTGCGTCCTGCTTCCGCCTTTAAAAACTGATTAGCTTCATCAAATGATTTATCAAAGGCAACCGCAGTTGAAATCACAGTACAAAAATTTGTATCGCCTTGTGCCTTTCCTACTTCCAATAATTTTTCGTATTTTTCCATTTTATTTATCCTTTTAATTTTGTTAAATTTTTAACAATTTACCCCGATTATGCGTCGGGGTTATTGTCGCACCATATTCTCATATCTGC